TCCATCCGCCTTGGTAAATACACCAATATACTTTTCACCGTTAATAAATTTTTCATATAGATTGCTAGTGTAATAGGTATCACCAGTTACAGCATTTTTGACTTTGGTTATTGTCTCACCACGTCGTAAAATTTTCGGTTTTTCTAATTCGGTCATTTTCTTATTCCTTTTAATGGGCTGCTATTATCATTATATATAAAAACGGCAAAAACATTAATATTGAAACAGCGAACGCAATCACATTGGCTAAAAGAAATCGTCTTCTGCCCGTTGACCATGTGTGTGATTCATGTATTATTGTATAGAGTGTCGCTAGCCACATTATAAATGTAGGTACAAAAAATAACCAAAGCATAATTAAAGTATATGGTGGAATCATTTTCGATCCTTTATAATATTAAATTCTAACTCATATAATTCACAATATTTCCACCTCCACCAATCATTTTCATATCCTGCTTGATATTCTCCTATCCGCCCGATATATGTTAGGAAATGAATATGTGATCCAATACGAGTCGGCCACCAAACAAACCATTTATGCCATACTTCTAACCGGTTTCGTTTTTCTTGCTTTGATTCAGAATACCATTTCATTTTACTTTCCGTCTAGAAAAACTACTATATGGTAATAAATCCCATCCAAAACCATCATATATAAAAAAATTATTATTTTTCACATCACACCAAACCATTCCGATAATAGGATTAGATGGGGGAGATGAATTTTTAATACGTGGTTCTTTAAGAAGATCGAAAAGAGTTTTATACTCCCAATTCCCATGTTCTTCCCAGCCCAGTTCAAACCATTCAAACCATTCTAATTGGCGCCGATATATTGATTTGCCCCACACCCGTGTTCCATTTACTTTAACAGGATACCAAGCAAACCATTTCTCCCATGGTGATTCTGATTCGAATTTTTCTAATGGACCATCCATCTAACTAGTGTAATATAAAAGATAAGGAAAGTCAAAAAAAAGGACATACGAATATGTCCTATTTTCCGTTTACGTTTCGGCTTATGACTTAGGCGTAAACTCGACGGCTAACTGCATACGCAGAACGGCCTTCTCCATTTTTACGGGTGCGTACCGTAAATCCTGCATCTCGCAACTCACTCATTCTTGCACGGAGATTTTGAATTCCATACAATGATTCGGCTTGAGCCGAGGTAAGTTCACGACCAGTACCACGAAGATACTTAACTAGAAAGTTATTTTGTGAAGTTTTGATAGTAGCAAATGACATATTATGTCTCCTTTATAAATTGCAATATACAATAATACTTAGTTACCAGCAATCTGAGGAGAATTTTTTGCTACCAAAGTGATTTATTAGCGGGTTTCGACGTTACCGTCCGGCCAAATGATAATTGTCAATTTTCCAACTTTAGCTGCGTATCGAATTGTTGCCCAAGTACCACTTCTTAATTCCTCTGGACCTTTTGGACAGGCTACGAGCAACTCAGTTTCATCAACAATGTTGTGATTCCTTACCAAATATTCTGCAGGTTCCCGTTCTTCGTCGTCATCACAAAGAGCCATTTTGGATTGGTTAATTGGAGGATGGCCCACTGTTTTATAATTTAACCGTTTAGCAACAGTATAGGCTTCTTTATCAGCGCCGAGGCATTTGCCATGATGAAATTGGGTTCCTGGTTCAAATCCAGCTGTAAGAATATAAATGAGTTCGGTCAACTGCTCATCAGTCATTCCAATTTGGGTTCCTGTAAATCCAACTTTCATTATTTCACCGTTTTAAATTTTAGAATTTTAGAAGTTATGTTATTACATCGAACACAATGACTTTCTAACTCAATAAGTTTAGTTTTAATACTAAACGAATATTGTCCGTTTTTAATTACACGGCCGATCTCCTTCCATTTAGTCCAGGTATGAAAACCAAGACTACATGAAAATGAGGTGCGAAGCAAGTCTTGATCTTTTAATGCGCGCCAGGTGTTTTCTTGGTCTTCGGTCATTTGTTCTTATATTAATTTTGGATTTTAATAGCGGAATCCAGCAATGAATTACCAACAAACATTTTAACTTCCTTAGGCTCAGTTGTCCGGCCACAGGATCCGTCGTAAACCTCGTCAACACCTTCGATTGCGAAAAGCTCATCCCAATCTTCTAGCTCACCAACAATGGTCATAGCTAGTTGGTTACAACGACCATTTTCATGGTCGTCACTTGCTAGATTGAGAAGTGCTTCTGCGGCCACTGTAGCAGTGACCTTACGAAACATAGTTACCAATTCATCAATATCCATTACTTCATCCGCTCCCTTGTCATCGAAGGAATAAGTGCCGAACATTTTGAGGCCTTCAGTAAGATCTTTTTTGCACCGGTCAACTAAAGAATTCGCATCCATTTCAATTTCCTTGTTAATGTTAATACCATCCTGTAATTCTAAGTTCTCTTACTCGTTTTCCGTATTTAACGTAAATTTGATTCTTAGAGGTTTCAATTACGTCTTCCTCAACCATAGTATCGATAGATCCGATATATGGCATTTTAGCAGTCACCTCAGTACCATCGTCAAGAGTCCCTTCAAGACGGATCACACCCTCACCAAATAATTTTTTAAGCCAATCAAACATAATTATTTTCCTTGGTCTAAGTTAAATTTTCTCGCCAGCTTTGAAGCCACGAAATGCTTTGAAACGCGGGAATCGGATACTGTGGTAATCATTCCCGTCACTCTTACTAAGGGCATCGCCGCGCACTTCCGCGACCATGCCGATAAGCTTTTTCTGTGCTGCTGGCGCAAACCATTCCTCACGTTGTTTGTCGCTGTAACCACTGCCGACACTAACGCGGATCTTGACTCCGTCATCGACGCCTTCGCAAAGCAGGGCACCCATTTTACCGACATTTTTCGTACCGGCCTTGCCCTCTTCAACTTTGATTACTTTGAGGCTAACTTCGATAAACGGTTTCAGCTTTAACCAATCTACCGAACGTTTGCAGCGATACGGTGCGTCGAGGTTTTTAATCATAATACCCTCGTACCCACCTTTAATTGCTTTGTTGTTGATCTCGGTAAATTTCTTTTGGCCTGCAGCCGTGTCCAAATCTACAATGTCATGTTCCAGTATGCGAACATTGTCACCGATTGCTAATTGAACAAAAATATGTGAATGCCATTTTTTTAGCGCCGCAGTACGATCAACCTGCTTGACCTTACTGGAGCCGGCTGTAAATTCTTTCACGGTTACCATATCAAACAAATACAGAACCGCATCCTTAGCATTGACATTAGATTTGCGATTAATTTGCGTCATCAAATCCTGGAACGTCGCGCTCATAATTTCACCATCAAGCACCATCGGTTCTTTGAATTGTTTAATACTCTTGCTAATCTGTTCCTTGATATGTCCGAAATTATGTAGTTCTTTTCCGTTCCGGCTATACTGGATAACCTCACCAGTTGCAGGGTACACAAAAGTTAGGACGCGCACACCGTCCAGTTTGGTTTCGATCATTTTTTTACCACTAACCTTACCTTCGTGATTTTTGCTGTCATGTGCAAGTTGGGCCTCAAACACGGGAACACCATACTCCTTCATTTTGCCCATCGCCTTAGCCATTTTGTTTACCGTGCGCTCACTCATACCACAGCGTAGGTCTTTAATAAGGATGCGTCGGTACCAGCCGTTCCATTGTTCGTTTGTAGCCAACCTCATGGCAGTATCAATCTCTGCCAAAGCAGCGTGTCCGGTAGCTTTTCTTTGGGAAAGGCGATCTGCTAAAATTTCAAACGTCGGCACAGTAAGACCAATGCCATCCTGTCCTTTGCGAACCGGAACCTTTTTAACACCGAATGTAACCATTGCATCATACGCAAGGCGCACACCGGCAAAAAATTCTTTGTTGTCTGCTTTGATTTCGCGGGTGACGATGGCTTGTTTTGCAAGCTTACTATTGTCAGCTTCGAGGTCCGCAATTACTTTCCACGGTTTATTCATTGAAATGACGCTCCTAGTTAACGTTTTATTCTACTATTATAGCAAAATCTGATCATTTCGTCAACAATTTGGGGCCTAGCTAAGTTATTGTTTTATAAGAGATTTTTATCTTTTATTGGTACTATGCACCAGGCACCTACTATTTGGCCATTTACTCCGTTAAACGGTCCATTTCTATCTCCTATAAACCTGCGGCTGCGCATAGAGTTAAGACCTCGAGCCATATTTTGACAATCGAGTGAAGTTTTAAATTGAGGTCCGGATTCATATACTTTAGTATTTGCAACCTTCCAATCAACGTTGGGTGGATTTTGACCTGAAAATATCATTAATACAATACCAAAAATAAATTCATTCATTTGCCTAGAAACTCCATTAATCTACTTTCAGCTTCTTTCCATTCTATCCTAGCCTGGTGCTCATCGCCACCAATGCCTTCTGTATACAGAAAATAGATATGTTCCTTAGCTGAACATTCCCATTCTAATGCAGAACGTTGAGATTCTAATGCAGTGCGCTGAACAACAGTAAGGGTTTCCTTTAACCCATCGATTGTTTTTAGCTGCTTTTTTATTTGTGTTTCTAATTTCTTTATTGTAGCTTTATCGGAGGTTGTCATTTTTAGCCTCTTAGTTGAAAAAACCCTAGTTGTTTTGTTAACAAGGCACAACTAGGAAATCCCCGGGTAATGGTTTTTAAGCCAACTCTGCTTCGGCAGTAACGAAACTGGAGAGTTTAATTCCTTTTCCGCTAACTACGAAAGTACCATTTTTTGTAAATTTGTCATTTACAGTTTTTGCTCTGCTTACGGCAGTCGCCTATCGTGCTGTCCATTCAGTTACTCATTTGCCCTGTCGAAACCTTGTCATCCCCATCAGAAGAGCACTTACTAACTAAGTCAAATAGTTCGGCGCAAATATCTAAGCCATAATATTCATCTAGCTTAAACATATCATAATTTCTAGAAAACCATTTATTTACCGCAACTATCTTTTCCGTATCTGTCATAAATGCTTTTTTGGTGGAGATGGCGGGAGTCGAACCCGCGTCCAGAACACCTTTTACCTCACTTCATACAGCAATAGTAATTATTTAGCTTTCCGTCTTTCCTCAAGCCCAATATCATGCCAAATTTTAATGAAAGTCCAACCTATAAACATAAGAGCTAATATACCGAGTAATAATCCGGCGCTAAAAAATGATAACAAAATGCTCATCATAACAACTGGAACTAATCCAACCGGATCATTGAGAAACCAAAAGAACATAAAAATGAAAGATACAGCATAACACAACCAATATACTAACCAATGATTTTGAATTTTTCCAGTTTTTATTTCGCCAGCAATTTTACGAATAGAATCTAATACAGTAGTTGTGACTCCGACCCAAAGATTTAATAGAAATTCTTTCATTAGTTTGAAACTCCTTTTATTTTTACATTTCTATGTTTTTGTTTATATAATAGCGATTTCTGATTGCGATGATGCATCATTGCCCCCAGCAGGTCCGTAGCATCATCGTCATCTCGTTTCTCATTATCCTCTTGTTTTAATACGTTAAACATTTTTTCTTTAATTTCAATACCACGATTATTTAAAAATTTAATCCATTTAATTAATCTCACAATGTTATTAATAATTATAAAATTTAAAATTGCGCTGAGAAGAATAGAAATTACAATAGAAAGAGAAAATATTGCCCACATTGGTGGATTCCCTGATCCTACTGTAGAATAAAGAAATAGATTAGTAGGGATTAAAAATACAAAAAATCCGATCCACAATGCAACTGATTCTCGAAATCTGTCTAGATTGTCATTCCATTTTTCTTTAAGCGCCAACCATATGTTATACCAACTCATTTTACATCTCCTTCAATATATCAAATTCATTTTCTGCATACGACCATGCCCACCAGTCACCTAATAGGGCAGTATTTAATCGTCGGCAATGCCGAGTGCCCTTTCTATATATTGTTTGTAGCCAATAAATTCTATCATTTACCCGGACTGGTTTCCAAGCAAACCATTTATGTACGCTTGATAAACGTTTTTCTTTATTCTGCCATGTTTCAGAATACCAATACATTTAAAATTCCTCCGGCTCTGTTTTTAATATTTCAAATAATTTAGTGTGGTATAGTTTTCTTCCATAGTAAAATGATGCTATTATTGGTTCCGACAACGAACCAATTCCCATCCCAAAAAAAACAGACGATACAATACCATATATTGTACCATATCCAGCTACAAATGATACGGTACCGAACCCAATAGTCAAACATGCTATGAGAATAAGCCACAACGTTTGATGCGGTGAAAAATTAGTACGTCGTATATCCACCCAGCCTAACATAAAATATTTAAAAATTTTCATGATGCTCATTCTTTAAAATATCAATCACACTATAATATTTTCGTTTTCCCGCTGAAAATAATTGAAATAGAAAAACAGTTAATAAAGTTAGCCAACATGTTAATATAAATCCATTCCCCATCATTTCAAGCCAAGAGATGCTTTTAATAAAAACAATATAAAAATATAATGAGGTATTTAATATAACGCAACATAATAATATAATAGACATCAATTGAGAATTTGAAAACGGCCCTAGATGATAATGTTTCCAACCCAAAATGAGATACTTAAGGAATTTCATTTCTATCCGGATCCTGTTTTAAAATTTCTATTATTCTAAATTCTTCTTTTTTTCCTGCGGTAATGAGGTTGTTAACTATTAATATAATTTTCTCTATCAAACCACCTATTAGAACTAATGCTAATATTGTAAGAAACCAACCCGCCGATCCTAAAAATATAGAAAATATCACTCTTCCTGCAAGGGGGAGATTCTCAGGCATCAAATAATTAAATGCGATCATGAACATAATAGGAACGATCACAATTACTGAACCGAGCATAATAGTACTATGAGCAAAATTACTATCATCACGCATTTTAGCTTTAAATCCCAACCATAGATGTTTAAAAAATTCAAGCATCATTTTTTTCCTTATATCCTGTGTTGATTGAAATCTTTTTAATTAGCCTTACGTCGTATAATGTTAAAAATCCAAGATTATTTAAATCGTCAGTACCAAACCAAGGTTTAACCCATCTACTAGTTGGTCCATTTTTTTTATAATAATTTATATCATTTTCCATCCAGAATTGATAAAGTATATCAACCTGTTTGCAATAGTTAAATATTTTAATAAGCAGGTCCGCATCGTAACGATCTTCCTTTCCTTCAATATAATATTTTGCTTTAGTTCTTGGTTTATATACTTGTCCAATACTTTCTGCCGTAAACATATTAAGTTCTGGTGGAAGGTTAAGTTCGTGTTTATGTTTTTTAGGAGCATATACTTGACTAATATAAGAACGATTGTTCGGGGTCAGTATTTTAATAAACTCTAACATATCTTTTTCATTAGTAAACGATATTGTAAATTTACTTTCTCTGATTCTTCTTCTAAAAAAGAATTTAATACCTCGGTTTAAATATTTTGCTGCCCGATACCAAGGATGAGCCGGATCCACTTTATGATGATATTTTGGAAATACAGCTTCTACAAATTCACGGCTTCCATTTTTTTGTCTATTAAAAACAAATTCTATTAGAAATAAACAACCAGTTTTATTTGATGTTCTATATAGTCGCTGCGATACCTGTGGCAATAAAGTTAAATATTGCTCACTATTAAGACAGGTATTTTCTATTATGTGGGTTTTACGTCGCACTTTTCTTTTTAAGCCAAGTGTGTCCATAACCAGGCATTTCTGCCATTTCAGCAAATGTAATATGAAAACCTGATGCATGTTTATGCCCACCACCACCGTATGCAACAGCAATCTCAGAAACATCGAGACCGTTTGGGCTAGAACGTAAACTAAATTCTCTATGCTTTGGTGTATCCCAATAACATGCTGCATATGGGACACCTTCTTCAGCGGCCATAATATGGCCCGCGTCAGAGGACAATGTATATGGTAATGATGCTACAGGAATATCAAGCCCATCAATGTTCATCTCTCGTTGACAAACAGCAAGGAGTTCTTTTACATCTTTAAAATGCTTTCGAATAATTGGTTCGCCTTCAGCAACCAAATCTCCGATCTTAGATTTAACAAGTTTATCCCAATTAGCAAATGAATATTCATAGCTAAAAATTGCGGCATTAACTTCTTTTGAATTAATTAATTTATATTGCCATAAGTCTCTATCTTGAACATATCCAATTAGAGGTGGTTTACTAAGATCAGTAAAGAACCAGTCCCACGTTAACATTGCGCCGCTGCGTTCAATATCAAAGTATGTCGTTAACTTCGGATACTGTTCCTTTAAGCCATCTAAATCAGCAATAGCCGACTTGTGATGGTCAATGATGTAGATAGGAATATCTTCCTTCAACAAGGTTTCCATTACTGCCCTCTTGTAGCTAAAGTCTACAAGATAAACTTCTTCATATTCTTTAATCTCAGGTGGATCATCTCTGTACACACCTGGAAAGAAATCAAAGGGTAATCCGCTTTCGATTGAAAATTGCTTTACTACCCAAGCAGCCGTAAATCCATCAATACAGTTGCCATGATAAATGCATAGTCTTTTTTTCATTTTTTACACCTTTTTGAATATTTCTCTTCTTCTAATTTAACCGTTTGTCCTGTAGGAAAAACAAACACAGCAACACCATCAATACATTGTATTTCGTATGCGATCGCTTTTTCTAATTTAGGCACGCTAAATTGATCACTATTAATGATTTGATAAAATGCCGCCGACAAGATAAAAATACCAACAATAATGCCAATTAATCGAAGTGTTCTCATGTTATTCCTATCTCTTTTTGTATCGAGCTTCTAGAATCTGTTTTAACAAACCATCATAATCTACATCATGTTTTGTTAGATTATGACGTTCGAGTATCTCATTTAATGCTGCATGTGGGAACATTCCCATGCCAACATTCGGATAAGCATCGTCGTATTCTAACCTACCAAGGGCTAATTCCACGATTGGTACTGGCACTGTTATTACTTTCTTTTTCACGTTAATCCCTGTTGCTTGAGATCTAAATATTGACGTAAATATTTTTCAATGTTTTCACCACCGATAATGTTTGCTGAATGAACTTTAAAATCAAAATCTTTTGGCAAATATTTCCCATTGCTTGATAGGTCTAAACCAACAAGATATACTGCAAAATCTTGACCACTCGGTCCATCACCTAAATCATGATCGAATGAGATGAAGTTAGGGCCCTCAGGATGATCTAACAACCATCCTACGCCCTCATCAAATGATCGAACAACAATCCAATCATAATCCGGCGGCATGCGTTCGTCGTCTAAAAATAGTTTGGACATCATATTACATTATACTGATGTTTCCATAGTAAGTCAAACAAATACTGAACGCTAAATTGTTGTTTTCACATAGTTATTCAATAAATATACAATGAAAACCAAAATCAGTCTAGTACAACCAAATTTTCAGCAAGGCCCGAAAGAATTAAATAGTTATTACCTTCCATACAGCGTGGGAGTAATTTGGTCTTATGCTGCTAAATTTGAAGAGATAACAAATCAATTTGAATTGGATGTTTTAATATGGCAGCGAGAAGATTTAGATGAAACTGCTGAACGACTTGCAACTTCAGACATTGTTGGATTTAGCACTTACATATGGAATAGAAATTATAATTATGCTTTGGCGAAAAGAATAAAAGAAAAGAATCCAGATTGTTTAATTATCCTAGGAGGTCCAGAACCTCCAATTACCAAGTTGGATATGTTTGAACACTTACCCTTTGTTGATCTAGTAGTTAAACAAGAAGGTGAGATTACATTTAAACGCATACTAGATCATTACAAAACAAAAGATTTTGAAAATATCTCAGGACTTGTTATCAACAAAAATTTAGAAGCAGTTGATACTGGTATGCCTGAACGTATAAGTGAATTAGCAGAACTTCCTAGTCCTTATACTACAGGGGTTTTTGATAAATTGGTTGCAGAGAATCCTATTATAGAATGGAATGCTACATTAGAAACGAATAGGGGTTGTCCATTTCAATGTTTTACAGGAAATACAAAAATTATTACATCAAATTGTCCAAACAAAAAAGCAAAAAATATCCAAATTGGTGATAAACTAATTGGATTTGATGAAGAAACAAAAAAGCTTGTTGAAACTGAAGTTTTCCAAACAGTTAAATATGATACTGATGAAATTTATATAATTAACTTTCAAGATGGTACGATTATCGAAACTACCGAAGAACATCCATTTTACGTGAATGGAGAATGGAAAGAAACTAAAAATCTTTGTATTGGTGATGAAATTTATGATATTACATATAATGGTAAGAAAATTATTTCTATTGCTATAGAAAAACGACAAGAATCAGTTTATAATTTCGAATGTTCCCCACATAAGAATTTTTTTGCAGAATATTTATTAAGTCATAATTGTACGTTCTGTGATTGGGGATCACTCACATACAGTAAAGTTAAGAAGTTTGGACTAGAAAAAATCAATGAAGAACTAGAATGGATCGGTAAGAATAAATGTGGTTTTGTTAGCATTGCTGATGCAAACTTTGGCATGTTTGTTGAGAGGGATAATTTAATTTCCGATAAGATTATTGAAGTAAAAGGCAAATATGGTTTCCCGTATACCTTCGGTGTTAATTGGGCAAAGAATCAGAAAAATGAAGTAGTCGATCTAGTAAAGAAGATTAGTAAAGCTAAATTGTTTGCGCCGGGATTAACAGTTAGTGTTCAAAGTATGGACGAAGGTGTATTAGAAAATATTAAACGTAAGAACTTAGGTATTAACAAAATCGAATCTATCTTCCAATTATGTGACTTAGCTGCAATACCTGTAGTTACAGAGCTTATCCTAGGATTACCAGGTGAGACATTAGATACATGGCGCAATAACTTTTGGCGCTTGTTTGATGCTGGAAATCATACAGGAGTAGAAATATTTCAAGCTCAACTATTAGAGAATGCTGAGATGAATTTGCTGCAACGTAAACTATACAAACTAAAATCTACCACAGTTTACGATTACATGAGTGGAAGTTATAACGAAGATGAAATAGCTGAGGGCGTTGATGCAGTTATTAGCACAAGCACATTATCACTCGACAAGATGGTGGAATGCCAGGTCTTTAGTTGGTTTATTAATACATTTCACATACAAGGCCTAAGTACTTACTTAGCTAGATTTACTACAAAATATGCCAATATATCATACAAGGAATTTTATCAAACATTGTTTGACATGTTGAACGAAGATCCGTGGTTTAGAAAAGAACGAGAAACTATAGAACACTATTACAGAAAATGGATGGACGGTGGAAGAATCGATCATCCACCCATTGGTGGAATTTCTATACATGGATGGAATTTAATACATCGCACATTGCTTAATATACATGCTAATAATGAATATGATGTTGTATTCGGCAAACTTAAAACATTTATCTCAACTATTATTAAGGATGAGAAATTAGCAGCAGAGCTAATCGAATTCCAAGCTAGCCATATTGTGCATTATCCAATGATTAAAGAATATCCGCTTGAGAAAGAATTTACACACGATATACTAGGTTATATACAAGATGATTCTCCAAACCTGCATAATCCTGCAAAATATGCATTCGTTTTCCCTGAGGAGAATAATATCTCATTAGCTAAGTTTTTAGAACTAATTTATTTCGGTAGGCGCAGAGGATTCGGGAAAACTAGAATCACCAAATCTAAATAAATATTAGATAATGAGATTACGAGAGATAATTAGTGAAGGCGGCAACGCATTTAAAGGAGACCTAGCAACTCAACGGATTAACAAATCCGATGTTCCTAGTACAGTAGCTTGGTTGGGTAAAATATTAGAACTTAATATTGCTGATAGCTTATTAGGTACGACAGGTAAAACTGCTACCTCCGGAGATATTGATGTTGGCATACAAGATAACGCTGGCGTTACTAAAGAAACATTAGTACAGCGGTTGACATCTTGGTGTGTTAGAAACAAATTAGATCCGCGCGCCTATGTTAAAAAATCCGGCGTCAATGTACATTTCAGAACTCCTATTAATGGTGATCCTAAATTAGGACATGTTCAAACAGATTTAATGTTGTTACCGAATTTGGAATTAGCTAAATTTACAATGACTCCAAATTTTACATCGAAATATAAAGACGCACAAAAACATATTCTTTTATCAAGTGTAGCTAAATTTTCAGGACTTAAATGGATTCCTACAACAGGTTTGGTTTCAAGAACTACCGGTAAAGTAGTTGCTGACGATCCAGAACACATGACAGAAATATTGTTAGGGCCAAATGCTACTACATTAGATCTAACCTCAGTTGAAGGAATAATGCGACATTTAGACAATGATCCGGAACGAGAAGCAAAGATTGCAGACGCAAAGGCTACATTAGGATTATGAGGTTAAAAGAAATTCTTTCTGAAATGGTTCACATTCCTGCAGGTCCGGGTGGAAGGGCAACGGTTCCTGCTCCAGCAGTTTTATATCATTCTTTAAGAGGACGTCCTGCAACCGATGCTGGTATTAAAGCTCTTCCATTATCTCCCAAAGAACATGAATTGGCTTTTATGTTTCCATCGGAGAAACGACAGAATGGTTTTATTTGGTTAAGTATGGGTGCATTATCCAACGATGCTTATCAAATTGATGCGCACAAATTAGATTCTACTAATTTACGATTTACAGGACAAAGCGAAGGATACTTATTACATGCAGGAGATATTCCTGCAGAAGCAATTATTAAGCGGCTTGCTTATTAGCCCTATTAGCTAATTCGTTTTGAATCCATTCTGTTGCAGCTGGTTGAGTCGGCTTTTTATTTAGGAATTGTTCTAAACGCTTTGAAATAATTTGTATGTCAGCATCAGGCTGTGAATTATCAACAATAAAGAAATTACCACTAAATGCATTTTGCAAATGTCCAAGATTATCTTGAGTTGTTTTCCAATTTTGCTCTACTCTATCTAACGGAACAGAGCGCCCTATTTGTTTTGCTCTAGCTAAGACTCGTTGAGTTGCGGTTTCTAAATCAGTATTAACAAATATCATAGCAACATCGTATCCGATTTGTTCAAGCACTTGTTTTGTTTTTTGTATGCGTCGAAGATCTTTTGCAGTACCATCAATTACCATACCCAATCTACCGTAGATATAGTTTTTTCGCTGCTTCATTAATTTATGCCAATAATAGTCATAATCTTTCGATCTATCTTGTTTAAGCATATTGAAGAATTCCCACCACTTATCAATATCTACTTCTTTAAGACCAGTGTGGGCTAACAGTTTTTTTCTAATTGTAGTTTTGCCGGCACCAGGTGCCCCAGCCATAAAAATAGCTTTAAAAATATGAGGATCGTGTACACCTTCTTCTATTTGTTCTTCTTTTAGGTCTGAATAGCGCATAGAGTATTTATTATAAATACTGAGTTATGAAAGTAGACGATATCATTCTTCAAGAAGCCCCATCTAATGGACAGAAGAAGAAGAAATTAAAAAAACGACCAGATATTCTGCCAGACATTGATGATGATGTACGGTACATCAAATTTGATACGGTATATGGACCATTAATTCAGAAAAATTGCAAAAAAATATTAAAAATTTATAAACAATTTAATGGTTTTAAATTATTATATAGAGGAATAAGTTCAATACAGGATTCATTTATTGGGAAATCAATTGACAATCGAAGACCAGTTGATACTAGAAACAGAATACATAAGCAATTAGTCCAACTAATGATAGATACTGGATTTAAAGCGCATAGAGGTAATAGTATATTTACAACGACCTTCCTTAACCAGGCTGGTCGATATGGTGCTCCATACATTATATTCCCGATTGACGGATTTAATTATAGTTGGTCTGTAAAACATGGTGATTTGTTTGGGTCAGTATTAGATGGAATACATGATATCACAGCGGTAGGAACTAACGATATTCTTTTCCCTTATTTACAACAAGCCGACAAATATGATTATAACTTTGTTAATATGATTGAACGGATGGAAAATCTTGTAAGTAGGTACGAAGACGAAAGTCCAGTAACTGGAACGTCAGATTTTAAAATATATGAACGGTTATATACGAATGTATCATCAGCCCTTAATGAGCTAGCAAATAGGATAAATTTTGATTTTAATCTTAATATTGATGAAGATGGTATTTCTTTGTCCACAAAACAATTATTAATGGGATATAATAGTCAGATTAAAAAATTAAAATATTCAATTAATAAATTAACTATTATTCTTAATACTACACGAGCCTCCACCCACAAATTGATAATATCACTTAAGAAATTCACTGTTGAAACTATTAAAAAACTAACTATTTTTCTGAAAAATGTTATTCAATCGGATACTGCTATTAAACAGGTATTTGCCAAATCTCAATTCTCCGATTTAGCATCGAAGAAGAAATTAATTCAAAAAATGGGATTAGTTAGTAACACAGCATTAGGAACAGCATTGCAAACTAGACATGAGATTTTAATAAGTGGTAGATATTATGCCTTTAACGAAGAAGAATGGCATGTTAAGATTCGGAAATGGATCCGATCACTTTAAATCTTCTAACGTTGCTAGGATAATATCACCTTTATAGTTATCCCAATTTGTAAATTTGCTGTTGGTGGTAAGCTTTTTCAAATCGTGGCACCAAACTCCTGGATTCGTTTCATTAAATCCCTGGTCATCAATTTTTAAGAAACAATTGTGTTTTTGAAATTCTTTAATGTATGGAATCGCCAAACTAACCATTAGCGTTAATTTCTTGGATTTTGGCAAGTGTGGAATTAGACGGCAAAGATCGTTTGGTGCGCCATCTATCGTTACATGAAATTTTTTGAGGAGTTTTTTTACTGTCTCAGTATCTTCATGTTGCCAGAATTTTAAACTCATATTAGCAGATGCAAATATATGATTGATTTTTTTCTTGGTTCTTTGTTCAGCAATTTTATGCCATTTAACAATTTCGGCGTATGGTCTAGGGCCCGCGACAAATAAGGTCAATTCCCCAAATTCAGAGGTGCGCTCGATTTCTTTGCCAACAAAATAAACAACCTTTTCTTTATCGTTATGGCCCTGATAGTTTCTTTTCATTTTAAATCCTAAAAAGAAGAAAGGGCAGTTTCCTGCCCTTCCTGTACATCTATATCAATACTGCTCGATAAAAACTGCGGTTAGGCAGTAACCTCCGGCGCCGTAACTTCCGGGGTAATTTCCGGAGCCGCCTCAGGCGTCTTCACCTTGGCCGGAGCCTTGGCTTTTACTTTAACTGCTCCCTTTTTGGCCGTAACCTTGACGGTCGTGGCACCATTGTATTTGACGTCGGCCGCCTTAAGGGCTTCGCGGTTTTCACCGGTGAATTCCTTTTGGCTGAGCAAGAACTTGACAACGTCACCCTTTTTCATCGCTTTGGGCAGCTCAATCAAGTTGATATTGGTGTGGCCACCTTTATCCAAAACCTTGACACGCGACATTTCATTCGCGAAACGAACCTTCACTTTCCCCTTCATTTTTGAAACTCCAGCAACTTTAAACATAAACTCTCCTTGGTTGAAAATCAAAAGTATTAACTAACGAAAGTCATACTGTAATCAGTATATTACTACCAAAATGCTTTGGTGTCAACCAATTTATTTGGTTAATTTCACCAAAATCACAGGTATTTTGGGTCTACATTGGTCTCCTCTTTTGATGAGATGATTTCGAATACTGAATTCACCAGGTTGTTTTTAACCAAAATTTCACGACGTTGTCCATCAGTCAAATCCATCCATTTTTGCATGATTTCGTCTGTCCCCCAACTTTCTATTGGTGCTTCCCAAACTACCCATTTAAAAATATCTGCAAATGCTGGTTTATTTGCGATGTCTGCTTTAAATACAGCATTCTCTAATTCTTTTAATAGCATCGAGGTTAAAAATCCACCTGGTGGAAGACCATGAATTAAATATCCAGCCAAAGCTTCTTGTGTATGTGGCGGAATACTTAAACTATTACGACGGAACGATTCCGCAAGTTTCTTGTCCATATTAATTAATCCAATATTTAATTTGAACGATCGGTTGTTTTGCACCATCAATTTCAAACATTAATTGATACACATTACAATCACTGTTTGTTAAATCTGACTGAACACGTCGTTCATAACCGGAACCAAAATATGAGTTGTTACGTTGATATTGTGTCTTATAGATTTTAGTAAAATCACCGTTTAGTAAACGATCAGTATGAATATGGTTTTTCTGAGGCATCTGGTTTGATGCTGGATAAGCTTTTAAATGCGAATCAATTTGATAAAATTCATCATCTTGATTGATGAGCATAAATGTTTTATATTGATAGTTTATCACATTAAGCTTGATTTTTGTATCTTCAATAGATATTTTAACATCCTTAGCACTAACTGGTTTATCTGAAACAAATACAACTAATATTTTTTCATTCATAGTTTCATGTACGTCATTAGAGGAAATTTGTGCTCTTATCTCAGAAAGTAATTGTTCCATATCAATTTTAAGATCTTGTTTCTTAACAATCGAACTAACCTTAGTAGATGTAGTAAAAACTACACCAGTTGTATCTCTGAACAATGGTTTTAAAATTGTTTCCATATTATGGACGTTAAGGTTGTTACGTTGTTTTTGTGTATACACAATGCAATAAAATTTACCTAGATAATGACATTCGCCAGGATAATCTTTACTAAGCATAACAACCTTATCCCCTGGTGTTAATTCTTTAAGAGGAACAGTTGTAATAAGTTTTTTGGTTGTAACAACAGCCTCTCTATATACGTCCGAATTTTCTGGAAGTAAAACATTTTTAGCGCCATCGCGACCCCAGCAACATTTTCCTTGAATAACGCCATTCACAATAGTAGCGCAATCAATAATTCGTTGTAAATTCTCTGACGAGATTTCGAGTTCAAAATCTCGCGGATCAGTAACTCGCCATACTACATTACTTCCACTCCACCCACCACCGCGCCGGACCCTTTTATTAATCTCAAATCCCGACAAACTTTCGTTGTCTATAATAGCCGGATAACAGTTAAGCATAAATGCTTCCGTACCATCACCTTCAGTAAGGGTGATTTGATCCTGACCTCTAACTTCAAATCTGAGTTGATTTCTCTTGCCGTTAACATAGTTATTATACGCCCAGTTATCTTGTGTAATTCTACGTTTTTCAAAGGCAGCATTTTTTTCATAAGGAGACATAAATCCGAGGCGAGTAACGTCTCGACTTCTACGCTGAAATGTAACGTATAATTTCTTTGGAATTTTAATCATGTTTTTTTCATAAGGAGACATAAATCCGAGGCGAGTAACGTCTCGACTTCTACGCTCAAATGTAACGCATAATTTCTTTGGAATTTTAATCATGTTTTTTTCCTAATAATTTAACAATTAATTCAGGCCTAACCCAAGTGTCTAATGTGGTTACCTTCGATTCAACCACTTCATATTCTATTACTTCCCATTTCGGAGAAATCTTGTACGGCCCATTAATCATTCTGGTAATATGTGTGCGCAATTGCCCTTCAGTCCATAGATGACCATGCACGGCCCATTTCGGACTATCACCACGAACTTGATACCATCCAGTTTCCTTATCCCGAACCCGAAACAGCTTCATTCGTCAATATCCAATTCTAATTTGGTGGGCGGAAGGGGAAATTCACCTTGTAATTGCCCGCAATCGAGACAGTAATCAAACTCAATATAATCACCACCACCGATGCCCATATCACGAGGAACGTATCCATCATGATTGAGACATTCGGGGCTAGCATTTATTGAAATACTGTTACAATCACTGGATTTCGATCCAATTCCCGCAACCCGTTTACTATTACACCGTTGACATTTTATAATCATTATCGCCTACCTCCTTTTATAGTTAACACTCCTTGAGGGAGTGGATCGGCACCTCGCGAGAACCTAATAAATTTATCACAATCCTGTATGAACATGGGGCCAACATCCATGCTCACATAATCCTCACCCTGCATTCCTTGCTCCGAATAAGTTACATCAGCAATCGCTTCTTTGGTGAAGTGAAGCTGTTCGAGATACTTCTTAAAATTTTCTATCCACAGCTCATCGGTATAAATCAGACCATCTTCTTTTACGTCCCAATCATTAATGTCAAAATGCACCCGCAGTTCACCAAACTTTGATCCGAAGGGGCCGTTTCGAACCAAAAGTTCTAGTAGCTCAAGTCGGACGTCTTTTTCTTGTTGACTCCAAAATCCCTTACCATCTGTTTTGCAAGTCGCAATCATTATTTCACCTTGTTAGCAAGGACACAGAACGAAAGACGTTGTTCTAGGTCGTCGTAAAAATGAGGCCAGATTGTCAACATCTGCTGCTCTGACATTTTGTCATAACCTTTCTTCGTTTTTGAGTACTGAAGCTTTTCTAGCTCTTCGCTAGCGTAATATCCGACCGCCGGAAATTGCTTGAAGTTAAGAGTTTTACCGCGGCGCCCCCAAAACGTATAATACAGCTTGTCGTTCTGGAAGTAGCCCCAAATCTTGTCATTGGTGGAAGTTTTCATCCAACCGATCCATTCAAATTTAAAGTTCATTTACCCTCCGATATTAGCTTAACAGATTTAGTTAACATGGGTAATACAAAAGCTTCAAAGCTACGTCCACTACCATCTGCATGATCACCGTCTTTAAACTGTGATGTTAGTGCTGTAATTAATGACGAGTTGTTAATTCCTAAAAGCCAACCATGCCCATTCCATTCTACATTAAGGTTATCAATATACTGTGCTTTTACTCGCCCACAAAAACATTGAGACATTACATTTACCCGAAGTGATCGGATATCATTACATTTTTCACAACAAAGAAGTTTCACTTAATTAACCCTTCAATTCTTCAAGAAGTTTGTGCGCTTCGTATGCAGCATTCTTCCACACTGCCGCCACCTCGACCATAAGGTTATATGCCTCTTCTTCATCATCGACCATTTCAGAATCATTAATCAATTTCTCGGCTTTTTTACGCGCCGGTTCAAGTGCTTCGATTTTTTTATCGGTCATTTGATTTCCTTTCCAATTCTTAATTTCTGTTTGTAAGAGGTTTTGTTCGGACTAAAGGCACATAGATATGGCCGATAACTAAAGTGATTGTTTGGGCGATATCCGCAGTTGGCACAAACAAGGAGATCCAATTGTTCGGCTTCTTCTTTGGTGAAGGAAACTTTAATTCGTTTGGCCATCTTGTTCTCCGTTACGTTGGGCACGCCGCGCACCTGCGCGATATGCTAGGTCATATCCTAAATGTGTATGTTCATCATATGTTGCAAAAGTACTCGATCTATATCCACGATCATATGCAAGCCATCGGATGATTGAATCAAGCACTACCTTAGAACGTAGAAATGTTTTAAAACGATTACCGACTAAATATCTTTCATAACCTTTATTCATAATTCCCTCAATTCAATTGTAAGTTATTTAACCTTTGCAATAACCCCATTTACTACCTCAACTTGGGCATACCATTTATGCGGTTGAGGATATTGTGGTCCTTCTATTACATCACGTCCGTTTTGTTTTACCGGAAAAGGACCCGGCGACCAGGTTGTAATTTGTTGACCAGAATCGATTGCATTTTTCAATTCTTTCTTTGTCTTAAAATTAATTGATGTATAAGCCATTATTAGTCTCCAATGTTTGGCGGAAAATTTTCCATTAAGTCAGCCATAAAATCTTGCATCTTCATCATGGCCTTTTGCGACTCAATTTCGCACTTGCAATCCTTAGCAGAACAAAACATGCCGTTGTCGTTTGTGCGGTCGATTGGCAATCCAGAAATCTCGCATGTGATTTCGAGATCCATTTGATTCTTGCCGATTTTGGTTTGTTTAATTTTCATGGAAGTACCTTTTTAAATTTGGGGAGATAACGGCGATATGCTTTAAGCCATATTTCACTGCCTGGACCATGTTCCAATTTAGAATATGGAAAAGTATGCTTTAGATAAGCGTTATACCATAAACATTGTGCCGCTGCATTGGCAGCATTTTTCGCTGTTCGGTAAGTCCTGCCGCTAATGACTACCGCGGTTGTAAATTTAGCATCCAACTTCATCGTCATCATCATCTCCAAAGAAGCCGTTGGCGCCGCACATGTCCCCCACGTCATATTCGCTCATGTAATTCACACAAGCTAGGATAACTGTATCCTTGTCAAGGATGCCCTGCTCAACTAGGTCGAGTAGTTTGCGGGTGGATTGTCTACTTTCGTTTGCCATACTTATTTCTCCTAGAGTGAGTAAAGAATAACAAATGCCGAAATGCTTCCAGCCATTAAAAATGTTTGTCCCTGCGAAACCGCTTGTCCACGTGCTGCTCGGGCAACGCAAGTAAAACCATATGCGATCCCTGCTGTTAGTGACATAAATTTCATAAGCATAATAAGTTCAATCATTTTAGTTCTCCTGAAATTGATGTTTGTTTTTACTTCGATTAAGAGCGTTTTGTGTACGTTGATAATGTGCTTCGCGCATCTCTGCCGGAGTAAGAACCCGATTAGGTTCCTCAAATTCAACTACCGATATAACTGCATTTTTGTTCTTCTTCTTTTTATCAGCATATATATCACGCAATTGCATAATGGAGAAAAACAGCATACCGAGTGCCCAAGCGTACATAACCAGGTCGTTTCCCATTTGCTGAACAAAGACAATTAAGCTCATCTTCAATTCTCCTAGTTAATTACTGTTGGTGTTCGTAATCTTTAATGCAAGACATCGCAACGGAAAACAAATGGGTACCAAATTCCTTCTCAACTCCCTTGGACGCCCAATACTTCTCCGATACCATGTACGCTTGTTTTTCAACTTTCAGCGCACAATCCATCGAGGAATTATACGTTCCTGCGAGGTATTGCAAGTAGTGTACCAATTCGTGGACGACCGCAGCATTCCATTCGACGCTGCCTTCGACCAGGGTTTTGTCAATCAAAACCCTGTCCGGGTTCTTCCAACTGTATTCGCCTTGCTTAACACCTAGGTCGGCTTGCATGACAATCGGTACCGGGCACTCAGTTTTGACACACATTTCTTGGAAGCCACCAACCTGTATCGCAAAAGTAAGAAGAAGTTCAATCATCTGTTTCTCCTAGTATTGGTTCAGTTCAGGTTTCAGTTCCGCGATCAGCTTGCGTTCTTCGCCGTGCGCTGCAATACGTCCGCGCACTTTGCCGATCAATTCCATCACAAACGCCTCGGCACCATATTTGCGGATGCTGCGGCAAAATGCCCAATGACGTCCTTCAGTGACTGCGCGACGAACATGTTTCTGCCAGCGCACTTTGAGGGTTTTCTTCACGCCACCTTTAAGCACGGTGATACCGATATAACGCTCACCGGTTTCACAATTAGCAATCATGTAAATTGCGTGGTTGCGATCATTGCGTACTTTGCGTTTCACCATACATACATTATACGTTGATCTACCCAAAAATGCAACCAAAACAAGAGGTTATATAAGTCATTGATTTATAAGGGTTTACTATAGTTAAATTCAGTTTACTTTCAATAGGTTATAAGTCGTTGATTTTGCTATAATTAAACCTTTACAAAGTCAATCCGCGTATTAGTATCGTGGATGTTAACGGTTCGATTTCCCACCATGTCGTCTAATAGGACAATATGCTTATTAGCAAATTCACGGGCCTTTAATTTAATCCAATCCTCTAAGGATCGATCCTTACCCCACATAGGACAAAAGTCCCACAGGTCAATCTTCTGCAAATTAAATCCTTTAAGTTCGCATACAGCATCGATCATTTCTTTTACAGTAATGACGTCTACAAAGTTGAGATTAAATTCATCCTCTAACCAAAACTTTGTTTCAGTATTAAAAATAATACGATCCCTATCATCCCAAATTGCAAAGGACCACACTGTAGCATCCAATGGACGGTTGTGCCTTGAATGCTCAAAATGCTCAGCTAGCAATTCAACAACACGGTGTTTAGGACCGAGCGTATTAGTCCCCCAGGTATCAATAAGGGTTCTTTCGAGGTCGACAAATAGGTGTTTTGATAGATGTGCCATCCTAACATTTTACTTAAAAAATGCTAGGATGTCAACAACTATTAACTATTTGATTTTAAAGACTATTGCAGTTGGATTTTCTTGACCAGGCCAGCTGAGAAATAATTTTCATACTTATCATATACTTGCTCAGTCATTTGCTTAAATTTCTCAATTTCAGCCTCAGGAAGATCTACAACGTCAATGTCATCCTTAGCGCAACGTGCTTGAACTAATTCGATATCTTCCAAACTAATTGCACGTTCGTACCTTGCAGCATTTTCTGCGGCTGTTTGGATTTTATCTTGCGTGTCTTTATTTAGGCTATCCCAAAATTCAGTGTTAACAATAATTGAGGTTAGGAATAAACTATGCTTGGTGTCGTTAATAAATCCACAGGCTTCATTCTGCTTTAGTGCATAGAAACGTGGGTAAGTACTTTCACCACCTTCAATTTCACCATCCTTGACAGCATTGGTAATCGCTTCTAATTCCATTACTACTGGATCTGCTCCGATTGCTTTGAGAATATCTATAGCGACTGGACTTCTATTAGAACGTACTTTTAGTCCTTTGAAATCATCCATGTTATTAATTTGTTTAGTGGCCGGAATCATTCTATATCCACCACTGTAAGTAAATGCTAATCCTTTTACATTACTATCTGTTCCGAGACCGTTAAGTAATCCCTTACCAATTTCTCCGTCAAGGACTCTTGCTGCATGTTCGTGATCCTTAAATAAGAATGGAAGATCTAATACATGCATGTCCTTCGAATATCTTTCTCCCAACCAAACGGTGTACATTTGGCTCATTTCAATATCGCCCGATTCCATTAAATCTAATAGATCGTGTTTTGTAATTTTCTTTCCACCGTGGTATTTGTTGCCGTATTCGCTCAATGTCATAATTTCAAATTCCATTAAGCCTGGCATTGTAACGCTCAACTCT